CTCGTGTTTGAACCGCCTGAGCGGATAAAGCTACTGAAACGTTTATAACACGAGATACATCAAGTGCTTTCATGATTGATCACTCCTCTTATGTAATATTATTAGTATCGAAGTCTATCTCTAAACCTTCATCTGTAACTCCCCTCCCATGAGCAGATAGGAGATTTAACACATCGAATCTGTATGGACACCATTGATCTATCTTGATCCTCAGGTAGCTCTTTTTTAACCACTTACCACTTTCTAAGTATGGAAAGAACTTAAGAGAATCAGCATATTTTATGGCCAGGCCATTGTTGTAAAGTTCCATTGGTCTGTTCTGTTCGATGTATATACTTGCTCTTAGCTGCCTAGCCAGGTAGACAGAGTTGGGTCCTACGAACTCCATGACCCAGTTCCAGTGGATATTCTCTACCTCTATATCTGTACCTTCACCTGAAGGATCATGGTAGACTTGCGGGAAATTATCTGCACCTATCATAGCCAAGTAGTAACCTACCCAGTCTTCCTCCAATTTTGGAGCAGCTGGGGGAGTCTGCTGATAAGCAATAAACACACGTGACTCATCTAATCCTGTAAGATTAGTGATTAGAGGAAATAGCAGCGCTTCTATCTGTTCTTGAGATAGTGGATGATTTATTACACTTAGGAATCCACCAGTAGCACTAGTATTAGCCATGATATCACCTACACCGTCGGGTCTTTCTCTATGCACAGAGCTTTAACAAATCCTGATCCATAGTGAGACCAGTCAGCTATCTTAACTACCTGCCAAGTCTTACCTCTAAAGATTATTTCATCAGGTCCCCAGTTCTTATCCCCAGCAGATAGGTGATACCTAGTCCAAACCGAGATGGGTGACTTAGATCTATCAGCTGCTGATAACCTGTTGAGATCCTCATCTTTAAGAGGATTTAGTACTGCCAGTACATCGGGTACCCTAGTATATATAGGAACTACTCTACCAAGAAGTTTAGTAGACCTATTGGTTCTTACGATTTCTATTGATTTACTAAACATCGGGTCATCAAGAACCGCAGATACATCTAGTTCTGACATGATATCACCCCTATATCTTCATCTCATTGGGAGCCAGGGGATAAGTATATGACCCTGCAAATCTTGCCCTTATGGCTTGTTTAAGTTGTCCAGTAAAGACTCCAGGTTTAGTAGACTCACTACTAGATATGATTCTACCTCCATGTAAATGTTGCCCACCGTACTCTTTATAGTCTATGGTAAATTGGTGAAGAGGCTCGCCACTACCACTCTTCATTAGTGAATCTTGTGTTAGATTTTCTAGAGCTGCTAAGAAAGGTCTGAAAGCTTGCATCATCTCTCTCCTAAAGTTTAACATATTACCTCCACCAGATGGTGCATATGGCTTTAAACTAGTTGGACCCATGAATACACTCTTTATGTCACCCTTACCCACAAACCTAGGAGCTGACCCCCCTATTACTATCCAGTTGCCCATAGTATTTACCTCTATAGCACCTCTGAATGTACGTTTTAATGCCAGTCCCCATAGGCCTGTGATTAAAGCTCTATTTTCATTTATAGCAGGCTCTAGCCATGGTCTAGGTGGTGTCCCATTACTCCAGTCTCCAAACTCACGAGTAGCCCCAAGATGGGCATTACTGACTGAGGATCTGTTAATTACCGGGTAGTATAGCTCCCAATCACCGACACCACTTGGTATTAATGCTACTGGAGTTCTAGCTGACTCTAATTTACAAGATTCTATGAGTTCTTCTAGAGACATTTCATCTAGATTATACTCATGGGTTTCCTCTTCGCCTTTCTCCGGTGATCTATAGCTAAATGACCACTTCGGAGTGGCTGGAACTCTTCGATCTTCTGATTTATGTATACCAACAGTTATGGACATACTAGCTGTTTGAGCTAGATACTTCTCCACCATCCATGGGGTTATTGAAGATGTCCTAACCAATACTTCCAATTCCACATGAGGTAACAATCCGGCTTTCCTTAGAGCACGTGTATGCTCAGTAGCTTTCATAGCTGCTGGTTTACCAGACTTAGCCCATTTCAAAGCCTCTGAATGAGCTGATAGACGCTTCTCCTCTTTGGGTTTCCAAGTACTGTAGTCAAGAGCACTGTCATGAACTCTGCTACGTGTACCAGGATCCAGAGACAAACTACCAGGTGGTATTTTACTACGAGAAAAGGGCCCCTTATCCACATAAGTATCTAGGACCCTATCCATTTCTGAGGAATTATAGAAGGGTATCATGAGATCACCAAAGTTGTACTGGTCTTACTCCCACCAGATTGATATAGTCATAGTATTGCTGACCATAAGTTGTAGTAGCCCAGAACCCCGCATTACGATAAAAACCCATCATAAACTTGTTTGTATAGCTTACCCCATCTACAGACCTAGATGATAGGGCTATAGGACCGAAGCCTGTGAAAGCCCCGCTCTTACTGTATGTCTGCCTCTGATTATCTACTATAAGATTGTGTGCTATAAAGAGGTAAAGGCCATAATCATACAAATCTCCCCATACGGTTTTATCCATCAAGATTTTGGCTAATCCGGCAAAGAACACTATCCTTTGATCCGGAAACTTAGCAGTATCTATAAATTCAGGGAAAGTATACCTAAACAGTTCATTGAACTCTATAGTCATATGCGCTTGCCCTGTAAACCACATGGTGAAACTACTTATCATGGCCTTTACCTCCAACCTTAAAGCTTAGGAATCTCCAGTTTTTTCATATCCTTAGCAGCCTTGGGCTTTTCCACTGGAGTTGCTGCCTTGGGAGGTGAAGAGGTTACTTTAGCTGCACTAGCTTCGCGTTCCTTGAGTTCATCAAGTCTAGCGTTAAGTTCAGCAGTCTTCTCCTCTATCTCTTTCGCTTTTGCCTCCAGACTCTTCTTCTCCTCTTCCTCTGAAAAATCATTAGTTATCACAATGGCCATACCGGTCTTGATCAAACTTCTTATCATCGGATGATCTGCCAATTCCTGGGTTAATAGGTAGTCCCTACCGGGTTGGTAGGGACCTCCAGGAAACGTTGGACCGAGGGGGAGATGAGGACGTAAATATCTCACGATCTCCATAACTACTACCTAGATCCCATCCATATACCGTGTTGTCTGGGATTTTACCAATTCTACTCCACCAAGCCTACCGTAGTAAGCCCACCTGATCTTAAGAAGATCATACTGAAGAGTAGTTCTGGCAAGAGGAGTCATAGGCATACGAACGAATCTCTCCTCAGGAGTATAGGCAACCATCCTATCAAGGCCACCAACTCCAGCTTCTGACAACCATTTCACAGGATAGATGGAGAGCTCTTTACCTGTGATTTCTTTGTAAAGGTTGTTCTCCTTGAGGTAGTTAAGAACAGACCTGTTACCAGCTGTAGACACTATCTTGCTGTTGATGAGTGAGATAGCATCAGGGGGAAGAAGGAGTCTGCTTGGAGGAATAGCCAAGGCTGACTCTTTCCAAGTAAGTGTAAGAAGAGTATTGACGTCAGCAATGATCTCTTCTGCTGTCTTGGAACTCCAGAAAGTATTTGTAGAAGCTCCTGTTGCAGCCGTTTCAACAGTGATGTCATCGTGGTTACACAGGCCTTTGACTCCAAGCTCAGAGTCGCCTGTATAAGCCATTTCATCTGCATCCATCTGATGCTTGAGCTGAACAGCATCAATCATCTGTGAATCTATTGGACGATTAAGTGCTGTAGCTGATGCAGCTGACAGAAGGTCGTAGCTAGCACCCATTGCCCATGGGGTGAATGCCTGCTTAATCTTCTGGTAATCTACCTGAGCCTGCCCAACTACATTTCCTTCCCTTGACATCCAGTTCTTACCATTGGGGTCTGTACCACCAACAGAGCCAAGAGCCAAGTTCATGAACGATGTATATTCGTCGGCTATAGTAGCATCTTTCCTTATGGGCATGTCTCGTGAATACGTAAAGTATACGAGAGGCTCATGAAGGATAGGATCCAGTCTTTCAAGCTCTCCAATCAGGAATGCTCCAACTGCATCCATTGCAGCTGCGTCTCGGGCCTGGACTCCGAGTACAAGGTTTGCGGGATTGTAAGTATCAGCCATTATACTCTCACCTCTCTATACTCTGTATGCGATTTCTACAACGCCATCTGCACTGGCTGGACCAGTGAAGAGAGCATCGGTTACTGCCGCTATATCGGTATCTACTGCCACTACGATGCTAAAAGCATCATTAGCTACAAAAGCAGTACCTCCAGCGGTTACCATCAGAGTTACACCAGCTTTGCTGAACAACGTCCCAGCTACCCCAGTATAAGCTGTACCACCGATGGTGATAGTGAATGCTGTTGCAGAGGTCATTGTGAGAGTCAAAGTAGCTGCAGCTACATCGTTAGCTACATCTGATACTACACAAGTACCATTCCCTGTGTTAGTCCCAGGAGTAACCGTTGCTTTTCTCACAGTCCCGTCTTCAATTCCACCGACTACAAGTGAACGAAGTGCAACTTTTCTTACATACACCGCGCCACCTTTTGAAGCAGCTCCTGACTGTATCGTCGTAGTGAAATATCCCCTACGAAGAACAGGTACAGGGAACCCCGGGGCCCACTGTGATGCGTCGTTGAAGTCATTAGCGCTGTTCTCCCATGACTGAGACTGTCCTGGGAATGCCCTAAGTACCCAACCATAAACTGTAGCACCGCTGGTATAAGCAACTATCTTTCCACTTGAAAGTACAGCTGCTTTACCTGGATCTACAGCGCTTGAGCCCATGAGTTCAGGTACTATCATGTACCCACCCTCAAATACGCGGGAAAGCTGGCCAACATAGCCTACGTCTATCCTTTTGAGATAAGCTTTTCCTCTTACACCCATTTTGATTCCTCCCTTAGTTATTATTCCAGTGTTTCTGGTAGATTTTGTTCAAATCAGCACCAGTCATCAGCTCAGTCTTCTTTTCAGGATCTTTACTGAGAAGTGATGGTGATGCAAATTGCAGATTGTTCAATAGTTTAGAATCATTAGCGGTTTGTCTTGATGATTCTAAGACTACCCTAAACGAACTATTGACCTCCTCTGGCGTGAGACTACCCACTTGAGTATCATGCCCTATTAGCGCTCTTACTATTCTAGAACAGGAAATATCCTTCTTCAGAATATCTCCCAAAATAGCCCTTTTGCTTTCACATATCTGTGAATCTAGTGGACTTGAATCCTGCTGCACAGATGAGATATACCCAGAGCCCAGTGTGCTTGAGACTTTCTCTTTGAGTTCATCAAGAGATTTCTCATCCTGTATACTCACCGAGTCGGCTGCCGTATCTTTAGCACTTTTCTTAGGCTTGTCATTATCTCCTTCATCAGTTCCTTTATCTTTGTTAGGATCCTGGTCAGAATCTTTCTTATCTTCTTCACCATTATCACCCTCCTTACTCTTATCTTTCTCTGGGTTTCCAACCCCATCAGGCGGGGTATCATTTTTCTCATCTTTGTCATTCGGCAAAGTGTCTTCTGAAGACTTGTTATCTTCTGGAGTATTGTCTTCGGTGTTTAAGTCTGGGTCTCCAGCAGTACCAAGCTGAGTATTTGGGCTTTTGATTGCAGTCAGCTCACTCTCTAACTTTTCTATCCTTCTGCCAAACTCCTTGAGCATATTGGTCAGTACTTCTACTACCTGTTCACCAACCCGATCCTTGACTTGTGACTCTTCAGCTCCTGGTTCTACTTCTCCAGGCTTACTGTCATTGGGGTCAGCCCCATCGGCTTTTTCTGGGTCTTCTTCCTTGTGTTCAGGTGGTGTTGATTTGCCCTCTTTGGGATCCTTCTCATCTTCCATAGATTTACTTCCACTCTCATCAGGCTGAAGGAATGGGTCTTGATCACCACATATTATCTTCCTCAAGGTATCCAAGGCAGATCTTATAATGCCTTTGTTTTCTTCGGTCATATCATCTAGTCCCCCTAGTTCTTCATTTAATGAGTCACCTATAGCACACATAGGCCCTGCTCTACCACGTCTTACTAAAGCCACATGATTTCCAATGGTATTTCTCTGCATGGCTATACCAGGCCTAGTAACTTCAAAATCTGCAGTATAACCTATACTCAGCTCTCTTATACCAGTGTTTATCATGTTTATAGCCTGAGAGTCATTGACTAAGATATCGGCTATCAGGTAGTTAGAATAGACTCCCATACCTCTTCTTACATTCTGTATTACCCCAGCGGAGTGATTCTTCCAATTATTAGAGTCAACCAGGCCTGAGTTCTCAAGAGATGAGGGATGATTAACCACAAAGGGCTTTCCATTGAAAGAATCCATAACTTCCTGATCAAATAATGAGCATTCATCTCTTATTACAGTGATTTTCCCATACATATCTGGAGTTAGAGCTGATAACTCATTAGAGTTATACTCTATCTCGCCTATCCTAGCTATGGGTACATCCACACAGATCATGTAGCCTTCATCGGTGAGCTTTCTATGCTCACCTAAGCTACTCTTATAAAGTAAGTTCATCTTATCACCTCTATTACTATAGTCTAATTCTTGGAGATCCCAAAGTTGACTTAGGTACACTTACCGCTCTGTCTTCTACATCGTCACCATTGGGATTCTCTGATGATCCCTCTTTCTCTTGAGAAGTACCATAATATTGGTGATTCCCAAGATATGAAGATAGAATTGATTTGAAATTATCCAGCATCTCATCAAACTCAAGCTCACGTTTAAGTTCTGGAGATATACCAAGGCTCCTCTCAGCTCTTGGAAGAGGTGTATCTTCAGCATAGTTTATCATATCAAGATCTATAGACGTCCACTTACCATGGAACAGGCTGGAATGTCTGAGCTCAGACAAGGCAGTCTTTCTGCTGATAAGACCAGCATCAAAAGCAGTAACTACAGAAGCAACATCTTGTGCTGCCATCTTAGATGCTTCTGGTGGTGTAGCTTTCCACAGACCCTTGAATTCAAAGTCAAATGGCTCTGGGTTCATACCCATACTCTTGATCATAGTTCTATAGACTTTGGTTATTGCCTCTCTTAGCTGACTCTCCTGCTCTGACAAAACAGCATTGTAGTAACTCTTGGTGTCTTGATCAGACCCCATGAATATACCAGTCTGACTTCTACCAAAAAGTATCATGTATGGAATGCCAGCTGCTCCAGCGAGCTGTTCACCTGCTATAAGTGTGATGTCTTTTAATCCTGCATAAGTGGGATTAAAGGTATTGAAGGTATCTTGGCTGTCAAGCAGAGTTATACCATCTGAAGCTTGATATTTCCTTACCTGCTCGAAGTAATTGAGTATTATACCATAACCCTCTCCACCCTTAGCAACTAGCTTTCTAAGGCCATCAAGTTTTATAACTCTCAATTGAGCCTTGAATACCAGATTTACCAAACTAAAGGTAATGTTGTCAAATGCACAGAGTCTATCGTAGATTCTTTCTACTATTGACTCTCCCCACCATAGATCCTGGTATTTCTGCCAGTATGGTAGCTCTATGCCTATAAACCTGCACAGTCTAGAATGATGCACTATTGTATTCTCATACATATCAGCCATCTCGTGGCCAGTACCTATACGATAGAATGCTGGATAGCCGAAAGTTGGACCCTTATCAGTTATTGGGCAGTTGATAGTTGGCCATAGGGTCCATCTGTCTAAAACATAAAGTCCTTTAAAAGACCCCAGGGTTACATTGTCAATATTGTATGGCTTATTTAGATCTTCACCATCTACCATTAAGATAGCCCCAGAACCACCATAAAGCCTGCTCCATTTAATAGCTGAGCAGATTGACTCTCTTATCTTAAGCTTCTTAGCTTGCTTCTCTATCTTAGCTATATCCTCAGGACTATATCCACCTGTTATAGTTATCCATTCCCGAGTCATATCCTTAGCGAATATATCAACTACTTTACCTACTACCCAGTTCTGTCTATAAGCAGCATCTAATGTAGCTCTGTCCCAGGATATTACTTGGGTTTTCTTATACTTAGTCTCAGAGAATACATTATCTGCTCCTTGTCCTAACCGTAGGGTTTCATTTACGAATCCATCATGCATTGCCACCTGGGTATTGGGGCTCTTAGAATTCTTCTTCTTTTTACTCATGTTCATTACCCCTCCCAAATGAAGCTACCCATTTTGCTATGAATTCTTGGTCTCCGGTTAGATACAACAAAGCCTGTGAGGTCTGGTCTACCTGATCATCGTAGTTTCCATTTGGGAACTTCCCAACCTCATCTAGATAATCAGCAAGCCACTCACAGTTTGTATGTCTATGTTTATAGTCTGGGTCTGGCAGATATACCCTGTGCATCTCAACTAAATATGAGCATGCAGCTGCTCTAGCTTTTTTACCACCTAGAGGCTCTATAGGTACTATATTATCATACTTCTCAGATAGTACCTGTATTACTGCTGGACCATTAGCTTTTGTCTCTATGATTATGTTATCAGTGTTAGGCCATTTCAACTTCATTTGCTCTATAGCATTCACAGTGGCTGAGAAGCCCATCCTCTTTCTTACCAAATCTAGAAGATAGAACTTATCATTGACAAATCCCCATACACCGCCAGCTACAAAGTCATTGTCACTTGTATCTTTAAATGAGCAGTCCCAGCTCTGTATAACAGAGTCAAAATGATCTGGAAGTTCCTGATAGTACAAGAAGTAGTCATTATCAAACATAGACCCAGATCTTGGTGTTGGGTCTTGCTGATAGAGACCGCCGAAGATTCTTGGTCCCATAGTCTCTCGTATATCTACTAGGTCCTGGTCATTATACCTTTCAGGACATAGAGGCTCACCTTTAGTTCTACCTATTGCATCTATCTTATCCTCTGCTATAGCTGGAAGCTTGATGTAGTCCCATTTGGAGTTCTTATCATCTTCCAAGATCTTTCCAACTACATCACCTTCATGCCATCTAGTCATGATGACTATAACTGAAGCGCCTGGCTCAGCTCTTGAGTAGAAAGTAGATTTAAACCACTCATAAGCTTTCTCTCTGTAAGTTTCTGACTCTGCTTGTTCCCAGTTCTTCACAGGGTCATCTAGTATAAGTAGGTTACCACCTTTACCAGTGATAGCTCCACCAACACCTGCAGTGAACATACCTCCCCCTGAGGCTAGCTCCCAGTTATTGATAGCACTTACGTCTTGTCTGACCCTCAACTTTATTTTATCTGGGTTGTCTTTGATAATGTCTCTAACTTTTCTACCCCATGAAGCAGCAAAATTTGCTTCATAAGATGCCAAGATTATTTTATGTGTATTGTGCCAATATAAGTACCAAGCTGGCATATACTGTGACATTAGGAAGCTCTTACCATGACGAGGTGGCATAGAGATAATTACTCTTACGCCACCCCTGTCGTCGAGCAATCTGAGGGAGAGACGCTCGCTAAGATACTTTAGGTGCTTATATGGCTCCCATTCAACTGCAGTACCTGCAGTAATGTATCTAGCAAAATTATGCATATAGGCCATTTCTATCTGGGTGGCCAATATGTCTGACTTATGGGTATCTTCATATGGATTCATACCCATATTCATTACACTATCATATAAATCGCTGGAAGCCAGATTTTTAGCCTCTTGTAATTCAATTACCTCAGGCTCATATCTCATTACTTATCGCCACTCAACTCTAGGTGTATCTCCTCGATTTTACTCCTGGTGCTTGGATTATTGATACCCTTCAAGATAGCAGCTCTTGATTCCTCTTCTTCATCTATCTTACGTTCTGCTGCCTTGGAATCAGCATTCCACCTATCGGGGAATCTAACAGCAAAGAACTCTTTCACAGACTTCCAGTCTTTACCAAATGAAGCTATCCAGTTACTTACACCTTTATCTTCTAGAGATGCTTCTCCCAACTCTATATTAAGCCTGAGTTTTATCAGCTGAGATGGGGCATCTTGCCTAGTTGATAGGGACATCCAGCGGTTGAAAAGTATCTTAGGAACTCCAGCTAATACTGCAGCTACCTCTGGGAAGTGACCGTTCTCTACTAAACTCCTGATCTTACCAATTTGAGCCTCTGTGGGAAGATCGTAGCCCATAAACATGTTGTCGACAGGGTTAGACATAACTCTCACCTCGTTTGGTTTCAAAAACACACTAATTTATACACTTATATTATAACCCCATGATAAAAATAATAATATGGGAAATTTCCTAGATA